TCCAAATGATAGAAGTAGCACTACTCGCAACACTTCTCTCTGAACATAATGCTTCCCACTGGGAAATGTCATGTGCGGAGTGGAATCGCAACAGGATTGAGATACTTAGCGATGAGAATCTTAACTCTGACGCACACGAGTACCTTATTGATTATCTTCGTACGAAAGTCGAAGGTAACTGCGATGCTTTCATCATAGGACGCAAGTAAGCCGACTCGGAACGGGTTCGTTCATCCTCATGTACAATATTTTAGCAAAATTAATATTACTCGGTGCTCCACTTAATTGTGCAGATGCCAATGAGTTGCTATCTTTAGTTAGACCCTTTGACCCTGAAAGGTTAGAGATGACTAGAGTAATTATTGCACATACTGATCCAGTATGTTTTGAGGACGCAAAAGCCGACTGAAGGAACGGGATTTAAAAACCCTACTACTTTAGGAGCAAACCAAATGGCAAAAGTCACATACCGTGGTGTTGTATATGACACCGACAGGAACAAAGGACAGCAAACAAACAAGGTCGATTTAACTTACCGTGGTGTAAGATTAGAAAAAGAACTTACAAGTGTTAAATGATTGCAACTCTAGAGATTTTGGTAGCATCCGCTATTTTTCTCACAGTCATAAATGCTGAAATTCAGTTCCTATATGGAAAATAAAACGAAGGGGTTGATCCCCTTCTTTTTTTGTGCTATACTAAGTAAAATCAAGTTTTATCTATGGATCGTGGAAAATTAAAGGACATTGTTCGTAAATTAGAATTAACAGTTGATGCACTTAAAGCAGAGGTCTACTCTGATGTTGAAGCATACAGAGAGGCAGCTAATGTAGATGGATACCTCTTTGGAGATTATGATGAAATATTAGAGGATGATGATGGTTACGCAGACTAGAGCAAAAAGATTAATAAAGTTACTTGAGAGATTACTAAAACAAGATCATTTATATAGTGATGAAAAACTTAAAGAGATAAAGGATCAACTAAAAATTCTTAAAGAACAGGTTCTCTTAGCAGAAAAAAACAACTCAAAAGGATTTGGTAAATGAACGTAAAATTAGTAAGCATTACACCTGATGCAGAGAAAACTATGGCATATATTGCTAGAGTGTCTAATCCTTCAAATCAAGATAATGAAAAATTTGCAGGATTGTTGAAATATTGTATTAAACATCAACATTGGTCTGTTTTTGAACAATCTACAATGACACTTGAAATAGAAACTACTCGTGCAATCGCAGCACAGATATTAAGACATCGTAGTTTTACATTTCAAGAGTTTTCTCAAAGATATGCTGATGCTAAACTTTTAGAAACTATAGAATTACCAGAATTAAGAAGACAAGATAGTAAGAATCGTCAAAATTCAATAGATGATTTAGATTCTGCAGTTGTTGAAAAATTAGAAAAACAAATGAATACTTTGTTTAGTTCTGCTTTTTCATTATATAATCAGATGCTAGATAGTGGAGTTGCAAAGGAATGTGCTAGAATGGTCCTACCTTTGTGTACACCTACAAGAATCTATATGACAGGTTCTTGTCGTTCATGGATACACTATATAAATTTACGTTCAGCACACGGAACACAAAAAGAACATATGGATATTGCCAATGCATGCCGAAAGGTTTTTATTGAACAGTTCCCTACTGTATCAGAATCTCTAGAATGGAGTTAAAATGGAATTTAAATGGTATCTTATAAAAGCAAAGGTTGAAGATCATGCGTATCTTCCTAGAATGCTTTCTCAAATAGAATTTACATATGCTCTTCATGAAAAAACTGAAGATAATACTTTCCTCATAAAATCACAAATGATAATTGTGTTAGAACGACCTACTACTACAAAAGGTTATGTTCCATATGCAGAAACAATGGATTTTGAAAAAACTGTTTATCAATGGGGGATGGATAAAATAAAAGAGTATGAAGACGAAGTGATATTAGAACAAAATAAAATGAAGAGGATGCTTAATGATGCGATGAGTAGACAAGATCTTGAAAAGGGTGCTACAATCACTGAAGAAACTGTTTGGGGATATTCTTTACTCTCAGGATCTGGAAAGACTAGTCCAACTTATATTGATCCCGATTCTACTAAACTACCTTACATAGACTAAATACCTTTATAACGCATAATAATTATGGCTACATATCCCGTTGTTAATTCAAAAACTGGTGAACAAAAAGAAGTTGTCATGAGTGTTCATGACTGGTCAAAGTGGTGTGATGATAATCCCGATTGGAAGAGAGACTACTCCGATCCTTCAACTGTGCCTGGTGTAGGAGAAGTTGGGGAATGGAGAGATACATTAAGAAAGACAAAACCTGGTTGGAACGATGTGCTTAGAAAAGCACAAAAAGCACCAGGTTCTAAGGTGAAAACATTATAAATGGCACGAAAAAAGAAAACAGAGCAACCAATCGGTGTAGGACTAACTACCAAGCAAATGAAGAGAAAAAAACCTTTAAATACACACTATCTTACAGAGGTAAATCCTTTAACTGAGCATCAGACACAACTGTTTGATTCTTATTCACAAGGAAAGCATTTGATTGCATATGGTGTTGCAGGAACAGGAAAAACATTTATTACCCTCTATAACGCACTTAAAGATGTATTAAGTGATGATACTCCGTACGAAACAATATATCTCGTAAGATCTCTAGTTTCCACAAGAGAAATTGGATTTCTACCTGGCGATCATGAAGATAAGGCAGACATATATCAAATTCCATACAAACATATGGTAAAATATATGTTCCAGATGCCATCCGACGCAGACTTTGAAATGCTCTATGGTAATCTAAAAGCACAAGGAACTATAAAGTTCTGGTCAACCTCTTTTATCAGAGGAACAACTCTTGATAATTCAATTGTTATAGTTGATGAATTTCAAAACTTGAATTTTCATGAATTAGATAGTATAATGACAAGAGTTGGGGATAATAGTAAGATTATGTTCTGTGGCGATGCCACTCAATCAGATCTAACTAAAACCAATGATAGAAATGGTATTGTTGATTTTATGAAAATATTAACATCAATGCCTTCAGTAGATATTATTGAATTTGGTTTAGATGATATAATACGTTCTGGACTAGTAAAAGAGTATCTTGTTGCAAAACTTGAGTTAGGTATGTAATGTTTAAACATATTGATTTGAATCTTCCTAAACTCTCTAGGGAGACTATAGATGGAGTTCGTTATTATTCAGTTCCAGAAGAAGATGAGTTAATTAAACTTGTTTCGATTACTTCTGTAACGAGTCATTTTAATAAAGAAATCTTTGTTAACTGGAGGAAAAAGGTAGGAGATGAGGAGGCAGATCGTATTACAAAAGCTGCTACTACTCGTGGAACTGATATGCACACTCTCACAGAGCATTATCTTAAAAATGATGAAGTTCTTCCAGAAGTTCCACCTATATCAGATTTTCTTTTTAAAATTTCAAAGGGAAAATTAAACAAAATAGATAATATTCACTGTCTGGAAGGTGCCCTATATAGTATAGAATTAGGCATTGCAGGAACAGTCGATTGTATTGCAGAATACGATGGAGAGTTATCTATAATAGATTTTAAAACATCTAAAAAACCTAAACCCAGAGAATGGATCGAACATTATTTCGTCCAAGCAATGGCATATGGTTGTATGCTCTATGAACTAACAGGAATAACTGTTAAAAAACTTGTAATTATCATGGCATGTGAAAATGGAGAATGCGTCGTCTATGAAGAGTATGACAAAAGAAAGTACATCAAACTCCTCACCAAGTATATTAGAAAATTTGTTGGGGATAAACTTGACCTCTATGGAACCAAATAAAGAACTAGAAAAAGCAATTGAGAGTAAATTTCTGACACCTCAGAAATTTGCTATGGAGATTGAAAAAATAGTAGCAGAAGAAGAATTCAATTATATTGATGCTATCTGCCACTATTGCGATATTAATGGACTTGAGGTAGAATCAATAACAAGACTTATTTCAAAACCTTTGAAAGAAAGATTGAAGTGGGACGCGACTCGTCTTAACTTTATGAAACCCACATCAAGAGCAAAATTACCTTTATAATGCCTTCTAAATCTGAGTTAATGCACTATCGTTTACAAGCAATTTTGCGTGAACATAATTATCCTGATTTAGAATACTTAGGTGTTAGACCAGATAGTATAGGAATCAATCAGCACTGGTATAGAATTGGTGCATCAGAAGTTCCTGTAGACTCTATAACATCACTAGATACTGAAGAAAATGATGAAAACGAAAGTGACACCCTTTGAGACTTATCAAACATATCTTTCCATGAAAAATCATTTTACTAACCGTAAGTATGATTTTTTTACGTATGGAGGGAAATCAAGAGCAACTATGACATCCTTTAATAAAAGGAAAGATAAGTATTGGTTTGAAAAGACTTCTAGGAAATATTCTGATCAAGAAATTACAGATTTTTTACTTGCAAACTTTGTAACTGCCGACACACCTCAAAATTTATGGATTGGAGAAATAATAAATTCTGGAGAAAAAACGTACGCAGACTGGATGAAACGACAGCAGAGTTTGACTTACTTGTTCAAAGAACAATCAACGGAATTGCTGTCGGAAAAAAAATTAGAAGAAGTATTCAACTGCTCGAAAGGACACCCAATAGTGCTCAAAAAGTATCTGGGTGGAGAAATATCTTTAGAGACACTTACAATACTAGAAAAAATATTCTCTTTCGTAAAAAACTTTGATACAAAATTACAAGATCCAGTGTGGGAATCTGTTAGTTTAAAGATAAGGAAATATCTACCTTTCCTAAATATTAATGTATTCAACTATAAAAAAATTCTGAGGGATTTAGTAGATGAGTAATTTTTTTGATTCTGAAATAGTTAAAAAAGAACTTGCTGAGATCAACAAGTTACAAGAAAAAGTGTACTCTCGTGCATTTCAATATCCACTAATGTCCCGTGAAGATAAGGTTGAACATATTGACAAACTAATTACATTATTAGAAAAGCAGAAAGTCATGTATACTAGACTATCTCTTTCAGATTCTCCAGAGGCAAAAAAAATGCAAGAAACGTTGCAGAAATCCATTTCAAGTATGGGTTTCCCACCTGGTACTGATATGCAGATTCTGTTTAGTTGTATGAATGAAACTATTCAAACATTGAAACAAGACATCAATTGACTTTTAATAGTTTATCTGCTATAATCCAAACATCCAATTAATCCAATTAATCCGAGGTATCCAATTATGTCGTTTGCTAATCTTAAAAAGCAATCTAAATTAGGTTCTTTAACTGCAAAGTTAGTTAAAGAAGTTGAGAAAATGAACAATAACGGTGCAACAGGAGATGACCGTTTATGGAAATTAGACGTAGACAAAAGTGGTAACGGCTACGCTGTTATACGTTTCCTTCCATCCCCTGACAAGGAAGATCTCCCATTCGTAAAACTATACTCCCATGCCTTCCAAGGTCCTGGCGGTTGGTATATCGAAAACTCTTTAACCACATTAGGACAGAAAGATCCAGTATCTGAATACAATTCAGAATTATGGAA